AACAATTTTCTTGTTCATACTGATTTTTCCCAGTTAAAATCCGGGACTCATCCAATTCAAAAATCAGAAATTTTACATTTCCCTGACCCCGGCAGATACCACGGCACTGATAGCGGCAATTCCTTCTCCAGTTCAATGTTTGGAAGACCAGTCCAGAAAATGCTCTGGCTGAAAAAGCACTATGAACGTCATTGTCATCTCTCCAGCGCATCGTCGTTGAAAAGCCGTGATTGCTCTTTCGCAAAATCACGACCTGCAGAATCGGATGATAGAGCAGTTCCACATACTCGCAGTCGTCCAACCGGCTATGGCAGGCCTTGCTGAAACGGATTCCATTTTTAGAAATCGTCATAACCGGGCTGCTCTGGTTGATAAAGCAAGCACCTGAAACCGTCATATATTCAGATTGAAGTGCCTTTCCCAGTGTTGCCCCAGCCCTCATCTCTGCTATATCGTTCAGTTTCATCACCTCTTCCGGCAGATAGGTGCTCAGGCAAAGGCTGCGGATGCTTTCGGCATTGATGCCACTCCAGTTCGGATGGATGCCCACGAATCCTTTCAATGCTCCCTGCTGGATCACCACAATATCCTGCACACCGCACTTCTTCCTGCTGGATGCCACCAGATGTGCAGCCCGTGCAATTTCCGGCGAAACGATTGCTTCATGGTGTTCCGGAACATAGGCAGAGCAGCGATTCCCATTATTCTTTGTAACCTTGCCCAGCTTGTAGTCCACCACGATGCTCTTCCGGGCTTCCAGATCACCCCAGCGGCGTTCATTTTTCATGATGTTTGCCACCATCATGCCATTCCACTCCTGCTTGCCACGCAGGGTGCTACGCTTCTTCTGCGTCAGCACTGCCGCAATTTGATCGCAGTTATAACCATAGATAAACGCCAGAAAGATAAAACGCACCGTCTTTGCTTCTTCCGGCTCAATTACCAACTGTCCATCTTTGGTATGCCGATACCCCATCAGGTCGGCCACCGGGTACTGGCCTGTCATAATGCGCTGGTCATACGAAAGGATCATGCGGCGGCTCTTATTGCCCGATTCCCAGTCCGCCAGAAGCGCCTGAATGTCAAGGCTGTATTGGCTACTTGGATTCAGCGTGTAGATATTCTCTGTTTCAAAGTACACACCGATGGGATGTGCAGGATGCATAGTTTTCAAAGCTGCGATCTGTGTCATGCAATCCGAAAAATTCCGGGCAAAACGTGAAATGCTGGCACAGATAATCAAATCCATCTTCTGGTCTTTGGCATCCCGCATCATGCGCTTAAACGCATCCCGTTTCCGCAGTGAAGTACCCGATTTTCCTTCATCGCTGTAAATATCCTGCAAACTCCAGTTTTCCGTTTCTGCAATCTTTTTGGTGTAATATAGAGTCTGGTTTTCAATGGAAGAAATCTGTTCTTCGCTGGAAGTGCTGACACGGGCATAAACGGCTACACGCTTCAGGTCGCTGTCATAAATCGATGGTGTCGGTTTCGCCGGACGAAAGTAGTCTTTTGCCGTTTTCTGGCCCTGTTCTGCCTGCTTATGGATTCTGTCACGAATCTCTGCTTTTCGCCTTTCAGATTCCAGATGCCGGCTCTGCCAATCCGCTCCACTCGGCAGCACTTCAAGGTTTTCTACCGAAATACACTCTACGTCTTTTGGATTATACTGTCCATCCACGTTCATTTTTCTTCAACCTTTGTCATTTCATGTTCCAGTCGGATTCTCCACTCAAGATAATCTTTCCTTCGGATCGATGTATATTTTTCGGCCAATTCTTTCAGGCTCTGCCGTTGGTTATCAACATCAAGAATGGTGTCAATTCTCTGGTCGTCATCATCCGTAACAACGTCCACTCGCATCGGCATGTCAAACAGATATTGCAGCAAAAAACAGAAATCACAGGTGTTCGCTGCAAGATAGGCCCTTGTCTGCGAGAAAATCAGATTTACAGAACCATTTTTGCAATCTTTGAGCAGATGTACCATTTCCGGGCGTTTGTAAATTTCCTTATTCCCTGTAATGTCGATGTAAACACCAACCAGCCTTTTATCTGCATCATCTCTGAACTTTTCAGCATAGTAGGAACTGTGATAGGCTACTGCTGCATCCTTAGAGCGTTCCCACAGTTTTGCAAGTTTCACATAGCCGCCAACCTTATACTTGCGATCCATTCATAGCACCTTCTTCCGGCTGAACGCTCCAATACCATTTCCGCTTTTTCTGATAGCAGTGGATTCCCATTTCTGTTTTTACCATCCGCGCAACTCGTTTGCTGACCCCCTCATTGTCCAGACGGCAATATATTTCATTCGCACTCATATCGCCTTTTTCAAGAAAATGCTTGATCCAGTAGGCAGCTTTCTGTTGTTCTGTATCAAATTTAGGTTCGGCGTCCGGCTGTTGTTTTTCAAAAAACTGTGGCCTGCATTCCAGCCATCGAAAGCCCTTGTCGGCAGAAATGGAAAAGCGGATGTCTTCTGCCGTAGGCGCAAGACTGTTTTTGATTTGATGTACGATTCTTATATCACGGTTCTCGGCATCCCGTTCCACCTGCAGGACACTTCGTGCTGCTGCCACAACATCAATGCTTCCCAGGCTGCGGTACAGCCCTTTGGAGCCTTCTTTTTTGTTGAGGTGTCCAATCAGAACGATAGCGCAGTCGTAACCAGCAGCCCACATTCCAAGGCGGCGCATGAGTTTCCGCGCTCTGCCTGCGATTTGCAAATCCGAATCGCTGCCAAGATAAGCCTGAATCGGATCGATCACGACCAATCGAGGCCGAAATTCAATGATTGCCTGACGGATGCGCTCATCGTCCAATGTGAGGCCGTTATAAAACTCTTCATTGATGAAAGCAATCTTCCTGCAGTCTGCCCCGCAGCGTTCCAATCGGGGCTTTATCGTATCCGAAACGCCATCCTCGGAGCACTGATAAATCACTTTTTGCGGCACGCCGATCTTACAGCCATCCGGGGTCTTACCTCCTGTTGAAAGTTCCGCAATCAGATTCATCATCATGGTAGATTTTCCATCGCCGGGATCACCCTGCAGAAGTGTGATTTTCCCGATTGCAATAAAGGGATACCACAGCCACCGTACATCCGTTGACTGAACTTCGCTATACAGTGTCAGCAACCGTTCCATTTCGTTTTCCCCACTTTATTTTCGCAGCTTGATTTCATGCTTTTATTATACGCTTATCAGATGATTTTTTCTGTGACCCAGCAGGTCACTTGTTCCCTAAAATGTGACCTGCTGGGTCACATTTTAGCTTCAGAAGCCATCTCCGCTAGAAGGGAAAGACAAAAATTCTGACTTCTATGCAGATTGCCTCTTTGGCTCCTCTTGATTCATTTCTCCATAAGTCAAATAATTAAAGTATCTTATGCGGGCATTTGAAAGGAAGATCACTATATGTCCGTAAATTGTACTTCTCTTGGAAAACGAATCAGCTTCTACCGTTCAAAATCAAATCTGTCGCAGGAAGCCCTCGCCGCAAAAATCAACTGTAGCCGTGAACACATTGTCCGTATCGAAAATGGAACAAAAATCCCTAGCATTTCTGTTCTTGTCGAAATTGCCAACACCTTATCCGTTTCCGCGGATGAGCTTTTGCTCGACTGTCTTGAACATTCTTCTTCCTCTGCAAACTCCGAATTTCACCGCTTGCTGCTGGACTGTAATGAAACTGAACAGACTGTCATTATTCGCATGGCAAAAGAGTTAAAGGCCACTCTTGTCAGCCTTGGAGTTTAACATTATTTCGCAGTAAAAAGCACAAAATAAAACGGCCCGCATAAGCTGCAGACGCACCCTCGAATTCTCCTGGGTGCTGTCTGTGGTTTATGTGGGCCTCCGTTTTTAAATGCTAAAACTCGCTATATACCTTAGTTCAAAAAGTCGCTGCAATCACTTTTCCTCATAGCTGTTCAATGTGTCCTCAAATGTAAAATGAATTTTCACGCGCTCATCGTTGAAAACCTCGATGCGGTCAATAAAGGTTTCTACCACATTCTGCGATAAGTGCATCACATCGCCTGATTCTTCTACGGCACTTACGACAGTCTGCAAATTATCGGCATCCTTCTTCACAGGCTGGAAAATTCGATTTTTTTCAGTGCGCAGCCGTTGGATTTGCGCCATTCTTTCATCTTCCTGCACTCGGTAAGCCGCTCTCTGTCGGATGAATTCTTCCTTGCTCATGTTTCCGTCTGCATACTGCTCATACAGTGCAACGCGCTGTTTTACAATCTCTGCCTTTTCTACACTGAGCTTTTCTTCCTGCCGTTCCAGTGCGGAGAAGCAGATCAACGCTTTGCGTTCCCGTTCGCGCAGGATTTCCAGTATATGCTCCGCCTGTTTTATTTGCGCTGTCAGTGCATTTCGGACAATCTCTTCCAGCAGTTCCTCAGAGATTGGGATTCGCTTGCAGGGACTGTCCACCGCTGTCGCTGAGAATCTACAGTTAAAAGAGGGGCCAAGTTTCTTGAGAACACGATATTTCATCAGCTTCTGGCAGTAACCGCAGTAGACCTTGCCTTTCAAGGGATACTGGTGTTTTGTGTAGTTCCCGGCCTGATGCTTCCCATGCTGCAGCATAATAACCTTTTGTGCTTGTTCAAATTCCTCCGGGGTCACAATGGCGGCATGGCTATCCTCAATTCGTACCTGCTGTTCCAAGGGAGCGCGCAGAACCCGATGCTTACAGGGAACCGGCATAATGAATTTCGCGCCCACATAGGTTCCCTTATACTTCTCATTTTTCAGGACATGGTAAACCGTTCCACTCGTCCAATGACTGCGCTGCAAATCCCATGCTTTCTGCTCACTGTACACATGATTTTCCGCCACGTGATACGCTGCCGGGGTCGGGATCTGCTTTTCATTCAGGATTTTTGCGATGGTTCCTGTTCTGTTGCCCTGCAATGCCAGTTCAAAAATCAACCGCACATATCGACTGGCTACCGGGTCGAGGATTAGCTTATGACAGTCGTTCGGGTCCGGCAGGAATCCAAACGGGCGGTATCCTCCGAGATACATTCCTTTTTTCTGCATCACATGGTCTGCTGCCGCGATTTTGGCAGAAAGATCCCGGCTGTAGGATGCGTTGATGATGTTCTTGATGGCTACTTCCAGTCCGCGTACATCGTTCCCGGCCTGCATTCCACTGTCATACCCATCGTTGACAGAGATGAATCGAACGCCCAGCAATGGAAAAATGCGCTCCATATAATCGCCTGCTTCGATATAATCGCGGGCAAACCGGGAAAAGTCCTTTACGATAATTGTTTTCACCTTGCCATCCTGCGCGTCCTGAATCAGCCGCTGGAACGCCGGGCGGCTTGTAGAGGTGCCGGAGTAGCCATCGTCCACATACTCCTGACGCGGCTCTGTTGCCAGTTCGGGGCGGGCCATGATGTACCCCTCTACCAGTCCGCGTTGGCCCTGAATGCTGTTGCTTTCTGCCTTATCCGCACCCACATCTTCGTCCGCAAGGGAAAGTCTGTAGTAGGTTCCAATCATCTGCTGTTCACCGTCCTTCAAACGTATAGATCAATTCTGCCTTTACAATTTCTGCTGCACGATTTTCCAGATTTCTCATACGGCGTACCCACTCCATCTGATTTTCTTCTTTCAGTTTTTCCGATACGTGCTCCCGCCGGCTCAGCCGCTCGATCAAAACCTCATATCGTTCCACTGCCTGCTCTTCCACATTTGCGAAAACAGTATCCAGTTTTCCGCTCAGCAGCAAGCTCTGGTAATAGGCTGGTTTTCGCAGTTTCAGGTACGCCTTGTGCAGCATCCCCCAGCGGCCAATCGGACGGGTCCGTGGCAGTTTCAAGGCTGGCAGATAATAATCACCCACCAAAACATATTCCATTCCTGTCCGGGCATCATAGATTTTCTCTTTCATTGTCTGTTCTCCTTTTTCATTAAAACACAAATTCCGTATAAGTTATTTTCCTGCGGTCCACTTCAATTTTCTTTACATACTGCAGCAGATTATCTACCGTCAAAAGGACTTCGGTGTTTCCTGCGATCTGCTTTTTCTGCTGCAATTCTTCTTGAACAACGGCCAGTTCTTTCTCTCTTTCAGATTTTGTCTGCTTCAGTAATACGATTTCATTTTCTACACCTTGCTTCAGTTCCAGAAATTTCTCCTTTGAAAGTTTTCCGAGAACATACTGCTCATAGCCGCTGCGCTTCTGTGATTCCAGTCGAACGATATTGCCTGACGCCTGTTCAATTTCACGTTTTGTAGCTATTTCTTTTGATTGGAGTTTGCTTTTTCCAGAGCTTTTCCGTACCAGCTTCTGCAAATCACGGTGTTCTTCCATCCGCTGGTGCAACTCCTTGTTAATGCCGTCCCAGAGGTCTTTCTCTGAAATTGAAACATGGCAAGATGCACAGTAAAAATACAGCGTACCATCACTTTGCCAATGACAAACCAATTTTTCTCCACACTTTTTGCAAAAGATTCTGCCTTTGAAGATGTTCGGATTGTTCTTTCTGCGCTGTCTGCACCACTTTTTTCGCTCTTCCTTGACTGCTTGCTCGGCTTCCCGTAATGCGGAAATTTCATCAAACAGTTCCCAGCTAATAATCGCCGGATGGCTGTCCGGCACCATCCGCCAGCTTTCCCGTGGATTCTGCCCGATTTTCCGATTCGTTTCATCGTAGGCGATGCGGTTATAGACCATTGTTCCTGTGTAGATTGGATTTTCCAGCACCTTTGTCACGAACACGGTCTGCCATGTTGGGTCCTTTACCCGCAAGGTGTTTTTCAGGTATCCCAGCTGACAACGGCGTGTAAAAGGTGTCGGGATTCCCTGCGCAGACAGCTTCTTTGCAATCTCGCGCTCTTTCATGCCGGATTTCTTCCAGAGAAAAATCCGAACTACCACATCGCTGACTTCCTCATCCAGAACCAAATGATTCTTCTGATCCTTTTTGTAGCCAAATGGAACAGGGGTATAGATTTCTCCCCGTGCTTCCTTGGAACGAAAGCACGACTGAATCTTCTGGGACAGGTCTTTCGAGTACATTTCATTGATCATGCTCTTGATCGGCACCAGCATCCCGTCCCGGCTCTGTCTGTTCAGGCTGTCATAATTATCATTGATGGCGATAAATCTTACGCCAAACAGTGGAAACACTTGCTCCAGATACTGACCTGTTTCCACGAAATTGCGGCCCAATCGCGAGAAGTCCTTTACCACGATGCAGTTGATTTTCCGCTCCTGCAACGCTTTCAGCAGCCGTTCAAATTCCGGGCGGTCAAAATTTGTTCCCGTGCAGCGTTTGTCCGCAAACACATCCTGCAGCATTAGGTCATCCCGATGGTCGATGTACTCCTTGATATAGGAAATTTGCACTTCCAGTGATTCCGTATCCCGAAGCACATCATCAAAATCGGACAGTCGTGCGTAAATTGCGGTTTTCCAGATACGGTGCGGTGCGTTCTCCGCTTCCCGCTGCGCCGCACTTACCTTCTTGCTTACTCTTGCCATAAGTCACAGCCTCCTTTTAAGCAGACACTTCACGCTGCCCCATCTGCTTTTGATGCAGTTCTTCCAGCAGGTCCGCAATTTCATCGTGGAATCGGAACGTAATTTCTACCCGATTGCCCTCATAGACTTCGATTTTCTCAATCAATTCCACGACCATCGGACGGGTGATTTCTTCCAATTTTCGATACTTACGGTACACATCCAGAAACGGATAAGCGTTTGGAGCAGTCTGTAGGTTTTGCCGTTCTGCTTCCAGTTCTGTGATTTTGCGGTCATACTCTTCGATCCGCTTGCTGTACAGTTCGTTGTAGTTCAAAAAATCCTCCCGTGTAAGGATTTCGTCTGCATAATCCCCATACAATTTTTCCTTAATGCCCTTTGTATGGGTCTTTTCTGCAGTCAGCTGCCGAATCTGCCGTTCAATGCGCCGCACACGGTAGGGTTCCTGCTGGGCCTGCCGGATGCTTTCCACAAATTCTGCTTCCTCCATCACAATCTGGATCTGCATCTGGAGCGCATTCCGCACAATGTTATAGAGCTTTTCATCCCGTAGGTTATGGCTCGTGCAGCTGCCTTTGTTCTGTTTGCTGCCGGAGCACTGATAATAGATATACCGCTTTCCCTTATAGCTGGCCGACCTGCGCACCAGCCGGCTGCCGCAGTCCCCACAGTAGAGAAAGCCTGCAAACAGGGCCACCGTTTCGGCATCGTTCGGCCTGCGTGTTTCGGTTTCCAGAATCCGCTGCACCAGTTCAAACTGCTCTGCCGGAATGATTGCTTCATGGGTATTGTCCACGATTGTCCAGTCCCGCATCGGCACGTTCATTTTCTTTTTGGAGCGATAGTCCAGTCTCCTTGTCTTTCCCTGCACCAGTTTTCCGATATAGACCTCGTTGTGCAGAATGCGGTCCACCGCCTTGGCAGACCACGGCGGCTCATCGCTTTTGCGGAAATGCAGGCTCAGCTTTGCACCGCTTTGCAACTTTCGTGTCGCAGGAGATGGTGCTTTCTCCGCATTCAAGCGGTCTGCGATGCCCTGATTGCTCATGCCGCTGATCTTCCAGCGGAAAATGTTCTGTACCGTTTCTGCTGCCAGTTCGTCCACGATCAGTTTGGTATGATTGGCAGGATCCTTCCGGTATCCATACGCTGCAAAGCTCCCCACAAAATCGCCGCGTTTGCGCTTAACCACAAGCTGGCTCTTGATCTTGACGGAAATGTCCCGGCAGTACGCATCGTTGAGCAGGTTCCGCATTGGAACCATGATGGAATCGCTGGTCTTCCACGCAGATTGACTGTCATAGTTGTCCGTCACTGCAATCAGCCGAACCCGCATGACCGGAAAAATGCGTTCCAGATAACGTCCCACTTCAATGTAATTCCGTCCAAAGCGGGACAAATCTTTCACCAGAATGCAGTTGATGGTCCCCTGCTCCAGTTCCCTGAACAGGTTTTGGAACGCAGGCCGTTCAAATAATGAGGTGTGATAGCGATAGCGGCAAAAAGCTAATAAAATCAATGGTTTTGCGGACAGCGGATAGACAGGGAATGTGTTAAAAACTGAATACGCACACAAACGGCGTTACCTTAACCCCTTTGGGGGAGAAAGTAACGCCGTTTTTTTATGCCCGCAGGAAAGGAGGTGCAGCCGGAATGTATTTCACAAAGGGCAAGCAGCGGGCGTTTGAATTGCTCATGCAGCAGAAGCCGGGATTTGACCGCTATCAATCCGGTTGTGCCGGAGATGATGAAGATTGCGGCACTTGCCGTTTCTACCGCCCCGGGTGGAAATATGAGTTTTGCGTTTTCAAAGAGTGTCCCTATTGCCCCGGCAAAAGGACGCGGAAAACGCACGCCAGCATGGACAAATAGACGGGCAAAAGCCCTTGTGCCATGCGGCTTTGCAGACGCGAAAACGGCAAAGGGCATATTGCAATACCAAAACAGCCGAAAACGGCTTTCTAATTGTCCACGCATACCAAGAGAGGAAGTGAGGAAATATGGCAGTTTTCAGAGTGGAGCGAAATACGGGATATACCGTTATGAGCAACCACCACTTGCGAAACAAGGAATTGTCCTTAAAGGCAAAGGGCTTGTTGTCGCAAATGCTTTCGCTGCCCGAAGATTGGGATTATACCCTTGCGGGCTTATCCCATATCAACCGGGAGAAGATCGACGCAATCCGCGAAGCGGTAAAGGAACTCGAAAAAGCCGGATATATCGTGCGCAGCCGGGAGCGCGACGAAAAGGGACGCTTGCGGGGCGCAGATTACGTCATATACGAGCAGCCGCAGCCGCGAGAGCCGGAAGCAGCTACCAGCGGCGGACAGCCGCCTATATTGGATTTACCTACATTGGAAAATCCAACATTGGATAATCCAACGTTGGAAAAACCTACGCAGGAAAAACCTACGTTGGAAAATCCAACGCAATTAAATAAAGATATATTAAGTAAAGAACAATCAATTACTGATTTATCAAGTACCGATTCCATTCCTTTCCATTCCCTAAACCCCTTGCCCTTTGCGCATGGCGAAGCGGCTACGCCGCCGGAAAGGAAAAGAACGGAAGCGAAAAGCAATAGCGCAGTAGAGATTTACAGGGAGATTATCAAGGACAATATCGAATACGACCATCTCATTCAAAACTGCAAAATTGACAAAGACCGTTTGGACGAGATTGTTGACCTTATGCTGGAAACCGTCTGCACAGCCCGAAAGACAATCCGTATTGCCGGGGACGACTACCCCGCCGAATTGGTGAAATCCAAGTTTTTGAAGCTGAACAGCAGCCATATTGAGTTTGTTTTGGATTGCATGAGGGAGAACACAACCAAAGTGCGCAACATCAAGCAGTATCTAAAAGCGGTGCTGTTCAACGCGCCGAGTACCATTGACAGCTACTATACCGCCCTTGTCAATCACGACTTATACGGCGGCGAATGAGCATAGCCGCACTTTACCGGGAAAGGAGTTGATACCTTGCAGGAGGAAGTAACCCAAAAAACGATTGCCCTATACGTCAAAGTGGGAAAAGGCGCGGCGCGGCTTACCGAACAGGCGTTACAGAAAGCAATCCAAAAGTTTTTGGAGCAGAAAAGCAAACCCGCGCATGGGAAACAGACCATGCGGCAGCTTATGAAGCAGAACGCGGGTGTTTCCAACATCGAGATCACCGACAGCAATATTAAAGCCTTTGAGAGTACGGCGAAGAAATACAACATAGATTTTTCGCTAAAAAAGGTTAAGGGCGAGCAGACCCGTTACCTTGTGTTTTTCAAAGGCCGGGACGCGGACGTTATGACCGCAGCGTTTCAAGAGTTTTCCGCAAAGAAGCTGAACCGGGAGAAAAAGCCCTCTATCCGCAAAGCCCTTGCCGCTGCAAAGGACAAGGCGAAGCAGCTTAACGCCGCCCGCGACAAGGTAAAGAAAATGGACAGGGGGCGCGAGATATGAAGCAGATCAACTACAAAAAGCTGATACTTCCGAATATCCCCTATGTGTTCTTTGTCTATCTCTTTGATAAAGTCGGACAGGCGGTGCGGCTTGCCCCCGGCGCGGATATTTCTGCAAAGATACTGAATATCACACAAGGATTTTCCGCAGCCTTTGAAAACGCCTTGCCGAGCGTTTACCCGTTGGATTTGCTTGTCGGCATTGTCGGTGCGGTGATTATCCGCTTGATAGTCTATGTCAAAGGGAAAAACGCGAAGAAATACCGCAAGGGCGCGGAGTACGGCTCTGCCCGATGGGGAAACGCCGAAGATATAAAGCCCTACATAGACCCGGATTTCCAAAACAACATCATTTTGACGCAGACGGAACGGCTTACCATGAACAGCCGCCCGAAGCAGCCGAAGTACGCGAGAAATAAGAACGTCGTCGTGATCGGCGGCAGCGGCAGCGGAAAAACAAGATTTTTTGTCAAACCTAATCTAATGCAGCTTCATTCCTCTTACGTCTTAACCGACCCGAAAGGTACGGTTTTGATTGAGTGCGGGAAGCTGCTGCAACGGGCGGGCTACCGCATTAAGGTACTGAATACGATTAACTTCAAAAAATCTATGCACTACAACCCCTTTGTGTATATCCGCAGCGAGAAAGATATTTTGAAGCTGGTAAATACGTTGATAGCGAATACCAAAGGTGAGGGAGAAAAAAGCGCGGAGGATTTTTGGGTAAAGGCAGAACGGCTTTTGTATTGCGCGTTGGTGGGCTACATCTGGTACGAAGCCCCCGCCGAGGAAATGAACTTTATTACCCTGTTGGAACTTATCAACGCCAGCGAAGCCCGCGAGGACGACGAGGAATATCAAAGCCCCGTCGATTTGCTGTTTGCCGACTTGGAAGAACGCGACCCCGACCATTTCGCGGTGAAGCAGTACCGAAAATATAAATTGGCGGCGGGTGTTACATAATACAGACAGAATTTTAATACAGCTTGATTCAACCCGAATCGAGCTACATTAAAAGGCTATCTGGCAAAATTTTACGAAAGGATGTGATAGTTGTGGCAAGGAAATCCGAACGCTATCCTGCGCTCTACGAACGCCTGAGCCACGATGACGAGCTTCAGGGCGAATCGAACTCAATCTCCAACCAGAAGCGAATACTGGAGGACTACGCCGAACAGCACGGTTTTACCAACTGCATCCACTTCACGGATGATGGTATCTCTGGTACGCAATTCGACCGACCCGGATTTCAGAAGATGATTACCGAAGTCAAAGCCGATCGAATCTCTGTCGTTATCATAAAGGATATGAGCCGTTTTGGTCGTGACTATCTGCAAGTCGGCACCTATATGGAAGTGCTGCGGAAGCACGATACCCGGCTGATTGCTCTGAACGACAGCGTGGATACTCTCAAAGGGGACGATGAGTTTACTCCGTTCCGAAATATCATGAACGAGTGGTACGCCCGTGACACCAGCAAGAAAATTCGTTCGGCGTTTCAGGCAAAGAACCTTGCCGGGAAGCATACCAGCAGTTCTGTGCCCTACGGATACCTGAAATCCGAGCAGGACAAGAACCAGTGGGTCATCGACCCGGTGGCGGCTCCTATCGTTCAGCGCATCTACCGCATGACGATGGAAGGCAAAGGCCCTTATCAAATCGCAGCGATCCTTTCAGCCGAACACATTGAAATCCCTGCTTACTACCACCAAAAGCTGGGTATCGGCTTATGGCAGACGCGGGAAATCAGAGACCCCTACAAATGGGGTAGTTCCACAATTGTCCACATCCTGACCAATCCCTGCTACTTGGGGCACACCTGCAATTTCAAGACACGGAAGCATTTTAAGGACAAGAAAAGTCATTATGTTGACCAAGACCAGTGGACGATTATCGAAAACACCCAAGAGCCTATTATCGATCAGGAGACTTACGACAACGTGCAGCGGATTCGCGCTGGCGTCCGCCGCTATCCTGATGGCTGGGGCGAAGCCCATCCCCTCGGCGGACTGCTGTACTGCGCAGACTGCGGAAGCCCGATGTATGTCAACCGTACTGGAAATGGAAAACGTGTTGCAAACTTTTCCTGTTCTGGCTATGGAAAAATCCCTGTTGGCAGCAAATGCTCCAGCGGACACCGGGTAAACGCTGATTCTGTGATGGCACTGATTCAGGAAACGCTGCGGGAAATCGTTCGATTTTCTAAAGAGGACGAAGAAGAATTCGTCCGTATCGTAAAGGCCGAAGCGGAAAACCAGCAGTCCAGCGAGATCAAAGGCCAAAAGACACGTCTTGCAGCTTGTAAAAAGCGACTGGATGAGTTGGAAACGCTAATCTGCAAAATCTATGAGGACAACGCCCTCGGAAAGCTCCCTGACAAGCGGTATCAGATTCTGGATGCCCAGTACGCCAAGGAGCAGGAAAGCCTTGAAGCGGAAGCTACTTCCCTGCAAAAAGCAGTAGACGAATACGAAAGCGGCCAGAAATCCGCCGATAAATTCATCGCACTGGTCAAGAAATATCAGAATTTTGAAAAACTGGACACCGTGATGTTGAACGAATTTATCTACAAGATTTTTGTGCATGAGCGAGATTACAAAGGAGTTGCAAATTCTCCGCAGACCATTGAAATCTACTTCAATTTCATCGGAAAGTTTGGTACACAAGAAGTCAATCAGCCGACCGAAGAAGAACGTGCTGAAATTGCCGAAAAAGAGCGTCTGCGTAAAAAGCGGCATGAAGCCTACCTTCGCCGTAAGGCCAATGGATGGCAGGATGCCTACTACCAGAAGCACAAAGCCGCTAAAAAAGCGGCTATGGATGCCAAGAAAGAAGCAATCCGCACCGAAGACCGGGCGAAAGGTGTTTACTATCTGCCAAATCAGAAAGGAGAATCCGCATGAACGAACTGAAGAAATCTATCCATGACAACGCCAACGGTCTGGACTACACTCTTGTCAATGACCACTATCTGCCGAACCTGACAGCAGCAGCCCCGGCAGAGCACCCCACCGGGCGGTGGGGCCGCTTACATAAGACGTACCTGAAGGAGCAGCATCCCATCCAGTATAATCAACTGCTCCTGTCCGGTGAGCTGAGCGGCTATCTTGCCAAGCTGGACAAGCAGACCGAGGAACAGCTTGCATTGACCGTCCGGCAGATGCAGGAAGCCGAGGGCGTGACCGAAGCCCTGAAAGCTGCCGATCAACTGGAGTGGGTGCGCCGGATGAACAGCATCCGCAACCGTGCGGAGGAGATCATCAAGACCGAGCTGATTTTTGTATAAGGAGGTGCCCACGATGACTGTGCTGAAACCGATGCTGAAACTTGCCCTTTTTCCGCTGCTTCTGCTGCTGATTCTGGCGCAGTGGGTGGGCATCTTCCTCACGACCTTCTCCACGATCCTGACGAATCTGCTGGCGGGGCTGTTCTTCTTCGTGGCTCTAGCAAGCTGGATCATGAAGCTGGCAGACGGCGGCGAAGTCCTGAAAATGCTGATTACCGCATTTGTGGTTTTCGTCCTGCCTTACATAGCGATAGCTGCTATCGCCAAAATCTCCTTTTTCGCTGATGAACTC